AAGTGCAACGTACCACGCCGTGAAGTACAGGGTGGTAAGAAGTTCGTCGTGAAGGCTTGCCAGGGCGGTAAAGAAAAGATCGTCCGATTCGGGGATGCTAATATGAGCATCAAGAAAGATCAACCCGCCCGAAAGAAAAGCTACTGCGCCCGTAGCGGTGGCATCAAAGGTAAGAGCAATAAACTATCTGCTAACTACTGGAGCCGCAAGGCCTGGAACTGCTAATCAATAACCAAAGAATACATTGTCACGCTACACTACATACGGACCTAATGATGACCCTATCCAAGAAGACCTGGACGTAGGGTTTATTGGTTTTAATTCATACTCTAGACCCGACCAGCTTCCAGCTGGTATGCTTGCTAACAGCTCTAATGGTAGACTGGGCAAGAATGGAGAGTGGCAGGTCCGTCCAGGTATTGGTTTTATCAAGGCACCATTTGCTTCTGGTGACGATGTACTGCGTCTACCTACTACAGCAGAGAGCACTGCTATTCCTCCTGTAGTTGGATTGCTGCCTACTACTATTCGGTCAGCATCCTTGGTTAGTAATGAAGTCCTGATTGTTATTGATGACCCAGCCGTAGAGCCTGGTCACGTATTTGTTGCAGGTGACGAGATCTACGTAGAGAACCTAGTAAGTACTACAACGGACCCCAACGGTCTTCATACTCTTATTTTAGTTACAGACAACGTAGGCACAAAGACCCTTACGTACGCTTTAACGGGTGCTGACGAGACTTACAGCACTCCCCTTAACTTACCCTTTGCTTTGGACGACGGAGGCTCTGAGCCGCAGCTGACGGTGCTTACTGCATCTTCTGTCATTGGATACAATATGATCCTGGACCAAGGTGACGTTTCACAGGTTTACACAAGTGCAACCTTTAGTGATCCGAATCAAGATAACAATCAGTTTATTGTACTGGCCTCCAATGTAAGCGCAGTAGCTACGGACCTCCAGAATACGTCTACTAGCATTACGATGGCTTACCCCCTTGGGGAAAACGTACCGCCTGCCAGCAGTATGCTACAGGCCTTTAACAGGCTGTTCATCTTTCGAGACGGGCAGACTGCACTAGAAAATGACAAGTTCTTTAGCCCTATTGCTATTGCGTCAGCAAGTACACCAGCTGCTTCTAATGTAGTTACAGTTAATACCTCGGCTGACCACGGGCTAGCTATCGGGGACGCAATTACAATTGCGGGGCTTACTGGATTTCCTACAGGGGAAGATCCAAATGGAGGCTGGGTGATTAACACTGTACCTAGCAGTACTTCCTTTACCTATGACCTGCCAGCAGCCTACCAGGCTGCCGCTACCTATACAGTGGACGCTACCTCTACTATATCGCCAGGGTTTAAACTGGTTGCCAGTGGAGAATACAGTCAGCCTAAGCAGCTTGCTCCTTCTCGTGTAGACATTACGGACGGCAAGGCCGTTGCTACATTTACTTCAGTAGCGGCTATGAACGGATTGAAGGTCGGGGACATTCTTGAAATCGAGGACAGTGGTAATAGCCTTCTTGTGGTCGGGACTGATTATGTTGTTGCAGAACGAGACAACAGCGTGCCTTCCATTTCTTTTTATGTGCAAAGTCCAGACGAAGCAAATAGAACTGGAGTTATATTTCAGCAGCACGTTTCGGTAGGCCTTGGGTTTACTCATATGCCTGCACCTGAATACGCAGCATATCACCAGCGTAGGCTGGTAATGCCCTTCAAGTACAGCGTAGACGACACAGAAAATACCTTTACTTATCGTGCTATCTTGGACGAGGTTATTGTCTCTGATATCTTGGACTCCGACACCTATGACCAGGTCTATGCGCAGTACCGATTTAATGCAGGTACAGCGGACTTTAATGTAGGACTGCACTCCTTTTCGGATGACAAGCTTCTGGTGTTTAATCGCAACAGTATTCACCTAGTCAGCGGAGCAGGACTAGATGCAACGGTGCAGTTAATTACCAATGAAGTAGGTTGCGTTGCACGCAACAGCATTATCCAGGTAGGCAACAATGTACTATTCCTGTCTGACAATGGAGTATACGGTGCTAACTTCCAGGACCTGTACAATCTTCGTGGCAATGAAGTGCCACTGAGTTCACCGATTGATCCCGTGATTAAGCGTATTAACCGTGCAGTATGGGACAAGAGCGTAGGGGTGTACTTCGATAACAGATATTACCTAGCAGTTCCCCTTGACGGAAGTCAGGTCAATAATGCTATTTTGATATTTAACTTTATCAACAAGCAGTGGGAAAGCATTGATACTACAGAAGACGTAAACTGGAACATCGCTAACTTAATTGTAGCAGGTAAGAAGGCTGACCGTGCAGTATATGCAGTGAACACACTTGGCGGCCTGCACAAGCTAGATGCCCGTGTAGACGCAGTAGATCTGCTTGCTACTAATATTCCCGTGCAAGGACAGGAAGAAACCGTAGCTCACGATATACCTGCTTCTGTTACTACAAGGCAGTTCACCCTAGGTACTATTGACCGCAAGCGTTGGAACAACTTTGAGTTGCACGTGCAGTCATCCCCTGATAATTCCTCTGACTTAAGCATTAGCGCAGAGCTTGAAAACATTGACAGCACCGTAGATCTTGGTACATTAAATTCATTGAATTCAAATACAAATCTAGCACCTGACGAGGATGTATCAGTCCGTGGTAGAATAGGTAACAAACGAGCATACGGAATGCAAGTAACCCTTAACAATACAGTTGGCCGACCTCGCTTCCGAGCGATCAAAGTCGCTGGAGCAGAAGCATTTAGATCAACAAATAAAGCAATATAAGATATGGCTACAATTACAATTACTCCTGGCAACTCATTTACCGCTACTGAAACGGTAACATCTACTAAGCTCAATGACCTTGGCTCGCCTACGGCAGCCTTGACCGCAGCCTCTATTGGCACTGCTGACATTGCTGATAATGCCATTACTACACCTGCTATCCTAGATGCCAACGTAACCTTTGCCAAGCTGACAGATGTTATTGACGACGACACAATGGCTGGTGCTACTGCTACTACCTTGGCGACCTCGGAAAGCATTAAAGCCTACGTAGATACATCAGTAAATGATTCTGGTATTACTCAAACAACAGGTACTGCCCCTTACTATGGTTGCAGGGCATTTGCATCTTATAACGGAATTACTCAAACACTTAACAATGGGGCTAACATTGCTAGTGTAGTTAGAGATTCTACAGGTACTTATACTTTTAATTTTGATGTAGATATGCCTGATGTAAACTACAGCCTAGTTGTAGGTGGTACATTTTCTGGTCAAGTTAGTAATGCCTTTATATCAGCATTTCGAACTAGCAGTAAAACAACTTCTAGTTTTCAAATAAGCGCCGTTGGCGGTGGGCCATCAAGTTCTACTTTCATAGATCAGGTAACTGTAGATGTTGCAGTCTTTCGCTAATTAACTCCCTCCTGCAATCATCTTAACAATTTAAATTATGTCTATTATAAATAAAGGAACAGCGTTCTCCAACGGAGAGCAACTTACGGCGGACAAGCTTAACGACTTAATTGATCTAGCTACCTTTGATCAGTCAGCGACTGACAGTGCCTCTACTACAGTGAATACCTCTGGTCAGATTGTAGTGAAAGACAGTGGTGTTACTACCGCCAAGCTGGCTACTGATTCCGTAGAGACAGCTAAGATTAAAGATGCCAACGTGACGAAGGCTAAGATTGAAGACGTAGCTGACTACAAGGTTCTTGGCAACGTGAGCGGTGCTGCCGCTGCACCAGCAGAGGTAGATGTCCTAGACGAAGATGATATGATATCTGACTCGGCTACGGCACTTGCTACACAACAGAGCATCAAGGCTTATGTGGATTCTTCAGCTCAGACATTTGTCCCTGCATCATATGCAGGCGAAGAAAGTGTAACGTTTCCTAATGGTTTGATTATGAAGTTTGGGACTGTAACTTCTAATGGTAGTGTTCAATCCTTTACATTTGCAACAGCATTTCCAACCGCTTGTTTAAATCTACAAGGGCAACGAAGTGGTGCTTCAGACGATACTGTTAACTTATCATACACTGCCTTAAGTTCTACTGGATGGACAATGAACCCTATTAGTGCAGCAACATATAGCTGGACAGCCTTCGGATACTAATGAACCCTCTCCTTCAATCAGTTCAAATAGCGTTGCAAAACGCTGAACAGAAAGAAGCCATTACCTTTATCGACAAGGTAGTGGACTTCTGTATTGAAAAGGAGAACGGCAAGGTACTAGACGGTTGGCCCAGGGACCTCATACAACTCCTTGTAGCCTACCATATGGCCAAGGATACCTTCATCGTAGAGCAAGACGAAGATGGAAAGATACTAGGGGTTTTTATGTGGTATAATTGCGACGAGGACGATGACTGGTTCTTTATTCAGAACTGGATACCAGACCGAGAAGACGGGGATGCTATATTCTTGGCTTTTATCTTTGCAGGAAACAATACGGCATTCAAGGGGATTACACGTCAATTTATTGCTATGTGCCCTGAATTTGCGGAAAAGAAATTAATAAGCATCAGACAAAAGAAAGGCATCCCTACTCGGGTGTCATACAGTTCTAATTTATTCAACAAAATCTTAAGCATATAATATTATGGGAGGCGGAAAAGGCGGATCAAAAGCACCACCACCAATTGACCCTGGAAAGTCAATGGGTGAATACTTATTCGGTAAGGACTTCAGAGGTTCCTACCAAGGCATCACGGACCCTCGATTGCAGGATCGTCTGATTGCTTCGGAGGGTAAATACCGTCCGCAGTACACAGCCCTAGAGCTGGCTGACATCGGCGTAATGGCACGTGGTCTTCAAGGTGGTAAAGACAGTATTCAATATCAAAGATTAGAAGCTGAATTGGCTGGTCTAAAGGCAGGGCAGGAAGTTGCATCTGCTTCAAGTGCAGAGCGCAGGGCTTACTTAGAAGAGCAAGCCGATACAATATATGGAAAGCCCAATGAAAAAGGAGCCTGGGGTAAGGCAATGGGTGGATACGCCACTGGTAAGGGAACCAGCAAAGGTAAAGGAGTTGACCCAAATGAAGCCAAGAGGCAGGCATTTATTAATGCTTCTATGGGAACTGGGATTGAGGATCGTGCTGCACGTATAGGTGAAATTGAAGCCGAACTTGTTCGGCTGGAAGATATGCCAGATACTCCTGGTCTGTTTGATTTATTAGAGGAGCAGTCAACCCGTGCAGGTGCATTGCAACGTGATCAGTTGCAGTTGCAACGTGAGTCCGACGTAGGGGCATTGCAGGAGTTCGCACCGCAAGTCGTAGAAGCTTACCGTTCAGCTGACCCTTACAGCACAGGACTAGCTGAGCAGCAGACTGCTATGGCTGAAGATCTTTACCAGCGTGCACAGGGTCTTACCCCTGAGCAACAACGTCTAGTAGATCAACAAGCACTAGGAATGGCACAACGTCAGGGCCGTGTAACGGACCAGAGTGCAGTTGCTGGGCAACTACTTGGCCGTGAGCAGTACCTATCTGGCCTCCGTGGTCAGGCAGCAGGTATGGGGCAACAGGCTTTCGGTATGAACCGTCAGCTTGCAGGTGACGTAGGTATGACTATCTTAGGTCGCCCCTCTTCTGCTATTGGACTAGGCGGTCAAATGCTAGGACAGGCACAGCAAGGTGCAGCAGGACCTATGGGACCTCAGTTGTTCGACCCTAATGTAGGTATCAATATGGCCTTGCAACAGCGAGGACAGGACGTTACGTTCCAAGGAATGCAGGCTCAGGCTAAGGCAGCTGGGCAGGCAGGACTAATGGGTGGAATCGGTTCAATTGCAGGTGGATTCTTAAGCAAATAGGAGGATAATATATTATGGCATTTCAAACAGGATCACAGATTCGCCCAGAGCTGGGCAATGCAGACTACAGCGGCTTTGCAAGAGCCGCAGAGATACGAGGTGCAGCAATGGCCAACCTTGGTTCAAAGATTGGTTCTATCATTGAGGACTACAAGGAAGACAAGGAAAAGAAGATCCAGAAGGATAACTTTGCGGCTGCGCTAATGCCTTACGCTACAAAAATGACTGGCGGAGATGCAGCAGAAGCGAAAAAGATTGTTAATCTTTTTGCTA